ATTTGACTTCTCTTATTTTACAAGTCATAAAGAGGACTTGGAATCGTTTGGCGAAGAGTTTATTGAAAAGTACGAGCTGTATAAAACACATCGCTCAATGCGTTGGCAAAGTTTGAGTAGCAAACGCACTTTTTGTTTAAAGGTGAATGAGGATATTAATTTCCCAATGCCACCTTTTATTGGTGTATTTGCGGGTATATTTGATATTGATGATTATAAAGGATTGCAAAAGGCTAGAACTGAAATAGGAAACTACAAAATCTTATCATTAAAAATTCCAATGGAAGACGGCGATTATAAGATGGAGCAGGAAGACGCCCTTATGTACTATAACAATTTGTTAAAGGTATTACCTGAAAACATCGGCGCATTTCTAACCCCTATGGACGTTGAAGACCATGACTTTCAGAAATCAGGCAATGTTGATATAGACAATGTTGGCGACGCAACTAAAACCTTTTGGAATGATGCTGGCGTATGTTCATTGATTTTCGGTGGTGACAAACAAACCTCCGCAACACTT